TAATGTATTTTGCCACTGCTTTTGATTTGTTACCACCTGGATCCATTTTAGTAGGGTAAAGCATGTATGCTCCAGAGTAAACTTTACCACGAGTTTCTTTTAAAAACTCTAAGACTGCTTCAAAAAGATTCGCATCAAACTCAGAAGGAGAACACGGTATAACTTGATTTTCTAAAAGAACGGCAAGCGTAGGAGGCCAATTAATAAGTCTAACGATCAAAAGGGTAAACCACAGATCTGATCTATCTTCATACAGGTCAATTACGTTTTCTATTATCCATTTAGAAACACGATCATCACTGCGGTGAATGTTAGTGAATTTATATTTATCTAACACAACGTCAGCAGTCCACGGTGCTTCGTATCCGTTTTCACGGGCAATCCGGATAGCTTCTCTTTCCCAGATAAAATACAACAACCCTTCAAGAGATTGAACAGTTTCTGGCGTGGGGCGCGGGTAAGGGCATTCATCTATCATTTTCGTATTCTCTAATTATGTTAAGCAAAGGTTCATGAGTGTTTGTGTGGTCTATAAGACGCACGTCATACCCTCCGGCGTTTTTCAAATTTTTAGAACAGTTAGCGACAGAGTCAAATTTATCAATCAAATTCTTTGGATTAAATTCTTTATCATTGCCGGCTGTTAACCTGCGAGCAACCACACGTTCAATGCAAAGCTCCTTAGGGGTGTCTAAGAAAGCATAAACGTCACATTCGGTAGGGTGGATAGTTTGCGTCACTTGACCGGCTAAACCGCTAGCCGAAACTAACGCACCTTCATAAAGCACATGACCATATTGATGCGCTCTCATGATTCTATCAGCAATCTCTGCTTGAGTGTTTATAGCGTCTGTACCTCCACAAACATTATCATATTTACCGATAACGTAAACGGGTATGAATATACCGGCTTCTTTTAAATCTAATCGATAACCGGCTATTTTGTTTTTCGTTGTTAACACTTCACTCGGGTACGTGTTTATAAATTGACGCGCCGCTGTCGTTTTACCGGAACCGAAAGTCCCTGCAATTCGTAATATAATATGTTTCATAAAAAATACTCTGCTCTGTAAGGAACGCCGGTTTTAAGAAAGAAAGCGGCTTTCTGGTTTAAATTTAAGTTATCTTTATTGCACTCTGAGCGTAACCAGTCTGGTAACTTAGCAGCACGCATCTCTTTAAAAATAGAAGTCCAATAACCCAACCCACGTGAGTCTGCCCACTCGATACGGTCTTGAGCCATGTCAGCATAAACGCCTGGATATCTACGACCGTAAAAATGATTTTTAAACGTGCAGAGATTCGACTCTAAAGTAAACCTACCGACATTTTTAACATCCGGATTAGCCTCGCTAAAATCATTTATAAAATCGTCTGCTTCAGAAGATAAACAACTACACATTTTCTGTAAATCAGGGTACTCACCGGTATGACTGTTATCCTGACGTTTGTCCCAAACTAACTCGTCTTGGCCGAGTAATAACATCATACCGTTACGATGCGACCTACTACCAGATTTGTCTTCAAATAACAGGTCATCACAGTCAGTACCGAAACCATTTAAATACACATACTCTAGGTAGCTGAAAGAAGAAAGCCTTCCGAAGCTCTTATAACTATTTTTAACCAGGTTCCAAAGTTCTGCATATGTTTTATTCTCCAACATTTTTTCTTGAGTACCGTGTTCATCTACGAGTTTTGCGTAGGATTTTATAGCAGCTACGGTGTCTTTCTTTTGATACCGGCGATCAGTGTCAAATTGAAGCGTGTCCCACTGATCGTTAAACCATTCTTCAAACTTATTCAGCACGGCATTAGCCGGAGGAACCGATACCAACTGGTCAAACAAACGCAACGATGTTATTGGGTTCTGAGTCAAACCGTTCAAGAACGCGAACCAAAGCTTCTGCTCAGCATCCCAGTTGTAATGGCTGGCGAGTTCAGGCATGTACAAATACACCAAGCCAGGCATGACGTCATGGTCTAAATTCATTTTATAAAGTTTATCAAAATACATCATGCGGTTTTCTGGTTTTCTATAATCAAACATCAGATTCTCCTATTTTAATTAAATTGGTGACTGGGTTCTCTTCTGATAAAAACCAAACCGTGTACAGAGAACCAAATTTGAAAAACCACGTAGGGACGCCGGAAACTTCAACTTGTTTGAACCAGACTACGTCATCAACATTTAATGGGTCTCCCTGGTAATGCGTAGCACCCTCAGGAACGGTAACTTCAAATACTATTTTCATGTTTATTTTCTCGTATAAAAAGGTTCAATAACTTGCATCGATGGCGCAGAACCGACAATCCAAAATGCGGTGCTGTCATCATAGTGAAGCTGGTTGTTCTGCGTCAGCCAGCGCCACATTTTTGCTTCATAGGTCGGATGAAAATTGATACCGTCAAACGATTCACCGTTGAAATGATCACTGTACTTACTGTATCCGGTGTCGTGCAGGCTATGATGCTGCCAATTGAACGGTAACGTGTTTAAATCTACACCAATGTAGTTTAATCGTTCTCTCACCCAAGACAACTTGTCCGGACCGATACCAATGGTAAACAATTCATCAATGTTGTGCGGGTTGCGGCTCAAACCGAGCAGGATGCTAGTGAGCGAGTTACAAGATCCGGCAGGTACGACCAACTTAGTCACCTCATCAGGTATATTAGAAACCTGATGAGCGCCTACTTCGTGAAACTTACGCACATCATCTTCAGAGTACCGGTCGTGCGGCAAAGTGATACCGTACTCAACGACTAACGAACTGTTTCTAGCCAGATCTACCACCTTACGCTGCAAGATCGGGTTATACGGACCAGAAGCGTATTCAAACTCAGCTCCGAACCCATGGGCGATACGAGGGTTGTCGTGTCTGAGCACGGTGTCCGGTTTACTGTACACTATTTGACGAGAAGGTAAACCGTAATGAGAACCGACAATCGCACTCATACTCAATTGAGGAGACTGTATACTCGCACCTGTTACGATATGCGTTTTGCCGGTGCGGAACTTGTTCACGTACCAGACCAACTGACGCATCTTAGAACCGTTGGGACCTCCGTACCCAAGCGGAGCGAAATAATCGTCTCGCTTGAACCACATGCCTTTGTGATTTTCCCACGGCGTGTACGCTGCTAGATGTTGCTCCCACTTGACCACGCCACGATCAAGAGAGTGAACTGTAAAAATTGAACCACTCATACCATACCCCAACCAACCATAGCAACACCCCAAGCCAACCTAGCCACAAACCCAACAAACCAAAACGCCATCAAGAAAATCAATACGATTCTAACACCTTCCCAAAGATCTTTAAACCAAGCTATAATATTTTTCATCTTTATCTCCTAAACATTAACTAACATAAATTTACGATCATTTATTTCAAGAACAGCTTGCTCACCTTCTTTTGCCGCAGAGTAGAGTTGAGCTGTTAAACGATCCTGCTGTGCACTGGTCATCCAGTCTTTGTGTTCACACCACATACGATATGCGTTTTTCCAAGTGTCTTTGGTGGTGAGACAGATAATAGTGCGGTCTAACTTTAATGACTCTTTCATAGCTGGTCTGATAGAATCCGTGTTAGGTTTTTCTACTGATTGAGTAGGTTGTTTTGACATTAAACTTTTAAACGTTTCTACACAACGCCGCTCGGCAGTTTTACGATCGCTAAACCTTTTAATAGGTGCTTCATTATTACGATTGTAAAATGCTATCAGCTGCGGGGTGGTCATACTAGCAAAGCTCAGTTCGTTCATTTTTAGTTACCGGTCAAACAGTGGTTGATTATAGACTCTAAAATAACTTCTTCTTCAGATTCTAATTGTTCACTTTCCAATATAGCCTTCTCAGCAATTTCACTCAAAACTGCCAGGCTCATACTCGTTTTTGCCAACGCTAATTCTAACAAATCAGCAGTTGTTTTTGACATAAGGCGTTTTTCAATTTCTAAATTGTATTCAAAAGCACACTTAGCGTTTACTGTTATAATTTGCATTTTGTATTCTCCGGTTAATTATTATAAAGTTAAAACTGCGCTACTACGACCCACCCTCTGCGTGGTGTCTTGCGGCAAACCAAAAAGGCAACGCCATGCTGGTCATCAAACTGCGAATTCCAATCTGCACAGTCTTTAGCTTGCCCAGGTTTTAAGTTTAGTTATTTCGATACTTTGTTTTACAATTTTACTGTTCACTCTAACATATTCGGACATCTGATGAGAGGTCCATGCTCGTATTTGAAACACGTGTGATGTCCGAATACCTTTAGGTGGGTTGTTCAGTATGATAGACACCCAAATTTGAGTAGGGCGTATTATTTCCAACACTTCTTTAATAATACGCTTATCTTGTACACTTAAAGATTCAAATTGTTTTTTAGTTTTTAAATATTTCATTGTCGTGTCTCCTAAACTTTATAATGAACAGGACGTTCGTAACGCCCGTCATTTTCGCGGGTAACGGATATGAGACGACCGTCCGTAACGATACGTACAGTTTCACCGTAAGAAATGTTCAAGCCGAATGGCCAGTAGTTGATAAGGTTTTCTGATTCTAGAGATTGGTTGAGTGTTGAGAACCAATTCTGTTTTGATATTTGCATGTTACACCTCAGTTATTAGTTATATTGTAATACACACCTTTCGGCTCGGTAATAATTATAAACGTAAAATTTCAACCGAGGCAACCGTTATTTTTAAATTTAACAAAATTAAATTTAACACGTTAAAACAAACGTATATTTTTTAGGCTTTCCACTGTTTAAAAAGTTTTAAAAATATTTTTTATCATCGGCGGCAACCGCCGATAACGCCGAAAAATAAAATTTATTCAAGGGGTTGCTTTATTGAAAAAAGTGAACTATAGTTTTCTCTTATAACCCATAACTAAGAGAAAACTATAAAATGAAATTGAGACCTTATCAACAAAGAGCGTGCTCTGCAGCCTTGGAGTCATTAGGGCGTGGAGAAAACCCTGTTCTTCAATTAGCCACCGGAACCGGTAAATCTCTCATCATTGCGGCGATGGCTGAACATTTTAAAATGCAGAACAAACGAGTGTGGGTTCTAACTCATATTCAACAGCTCGTAAAACAAAACGCTAAAACTTTTGAAGTATTCACTGGTCAATCCGCAGGGGTAATTTGCGCGGGTCTTGATAAAAAAGAAACGCGCTCATATGTCATTTACGCTACTATTCAAAGTATGATTGGCGTGCTTGGTGAGATGCCTTATCCTGATTTTATTTTTATTGATGAAGCGCATCGTGTACCTCATAATGAAGGCGGCGCTACGTTATACGCTTCTATTTTAAATAGATACCCGCTCGCGAGTCGAGCAGCATTTACGGCGACGCCTTGGAGAATGGACAACGGAATCATTTACGGAGACGGGGATCATTTTTGGTTCAACAAACTCGTGTTTAAATACACTGTACCTGAAGCCGTTAACGACAAATGGCTGTGTCCATTAATCGGCGTTGAAACGGCACATCAATTAAATATAGAAGACATAAACGTCAACACCGACTTCATTCAATCAGAAATAGGAAATTTGCAAATTGATGAATGGCTTGAGGCGGTTGCTCAATCTATATTAGAACTCGCTAGCCAACGTAAACACATCGCAGTTTACTGCCCGACTATAGTCTCAGCTATGAAAACTTCTCAAATTATAAATAAAATTACGGGGTGGGAAACTGATTTCATAGCAGGGAACATCAACACCGTAGTGAGAGATCACATACTCAGTAAATTTGAGAGCGGTGAAACGCGAGTTCTTTGCTCAGTTGATATGATAACCACCGGTTTCGATTTTCCTGCGCTGGATTGTTTAGCGGTGCTCAGACCCACTTTGTCTTCTTCTCTCTGGGTGCAAATACAAGGTAGAGGTACAAGATTGCATGAAAGTAAAAAGAATTGCCTCGTGCTTGATTTTGTCGGTAATCTGCAGCGGCTCGGAGGTGTCGACATGTATGAAACATATTATCGTCAACAACATGATGAAGAGTTTCCGGTAGAGCTACCCGCAGTAGCTACCAAACCTTACGTAAAGAAAGAGCGAATATTTTATCCTGGGGTGCGTACGATCAAACCGATAGACCCTATGACGGGGCTTGAAGCAACCGACAATTCAATCATATTAGCTACGGTGAGCAATGTTAATTGCGTGGCACTTCCTACCCGTAAAAACCCTGCTCAACCTGTCGTGCTTGTTCAATACGCATGTGTCACTCTGGAAGGTGCTCGTATTGACGGATCTACATTTATAAACACAGAAAACCCAAAACAATCAGACCTAGAGTTTTTCAAAAGGCGTTCTCTCGCGGTAAACTTACCGGCTCTTGCTAAATCTTTATCTTGGCAACTTAAAAATGCCCGACAACCCAGCCAAGTTTCTTTACGTAAATCCGGAAAATATTGGAATGTCGTCGAAGAACACTTCGGAGAATTAAATGATAAATAAAACACCTAAACATATATGGGCGGTAGGCTCTAACACACCTACTAATTTAGATTATGCGTTAGCTTATTCTAAATTGAATTGGTACGTTTTGCCGGTGTGGTCTGTTGATATAAACGGGCAATGTAGATGTGGTAAGTCTAATTTAGAGAAAGGACACAAGGCGGGTAAACATCCGCAAACGGAATTAGTCCCTCACGGACATCAAAATGCTACCGTAGATGAACAAACGATTAGAGACTGGTGGGCTATCGATCCTGATGCAGGGGTGGGTATTAGTCTTGCCGACTCCGGTTTATTAGCTCTCGACATTGATCCAAAAAACGGCGGTTACGACTCATTAGAGGCGTTAGAGTCAGAACACGGGGTGATACATTCTGAATGCACCGCGATAACGCAGGGTGGAGGAGAGCATCGGTTATTCACAGCTGACCAGAACATGTCATACCCAGGAATGTTAGGCGCAGGTCTTGATTTAAAACATAACGGTTATATCTGCGTCATGCCGACACTCGGACCTTCCGGTGATTATAAATGGGCGTCGGGTAGGTCACCATTGAGCCTGTCAAGACCGGCAAAACCTTCTCCGTTACCTCAGTTGATTGCTAGTAAAGCTCGTGCACCGGTGAGCTACAGTCTTACTGAACGCTCTGGCATTCCAGTAGCTACCGCTCAAACATTTGACGATTTACGATCAGCGTTGAAATACGTTGATGCGGATGACTACACCACCTGGGTCAACGTCGGAATGGTACTCAAACCTTACGGAGAAAACGGGTACAAAATCTGGACTGAGTGGGCAAGCGGTAGCGATAAATTTGAAGCGGCGGCTCAACGTAAAAAGTGGGAACGTGACATTGACACGCCGCACTCAATCACATACCGTTCAATTTTCCGCATGGCTATTGATAACGGATGGGTGGGTGGTTCAACTGCTGACAAAATAGAATCAGACGTGCCGAAAATGCATCCGTTTAGTCTTAAAATGGCAGCTCCCGTCGGAGTTCATGACGTTACAGTGTTTGAGTATTTATACGACGATTTCATGTCTACTGGTGTTAATGTTATTGCCGGTGCTCCCGGAGTCGGTAAAACAACGTTGATTGTTCCGTTAGCTCTTGCTACCGCGCATCTTTGTCCTTATGATTACGCTCTGAAACCTTCTGTACGCCGTAACGTGATCATCATAACTGAGTCAGTCGTGCAGGTTCAACGGGTTATATACTCTCTTTATAAATGGGGGTACACCGGTGTTAACCCAGAAGACTTTGACGAACGTGTTCGTATCATACCTGCTCAAAGATTAAGTCCTGAGTTCGTAGTAAAAGTATCTGAAGAATATAAAGATTGGACGGTTGAAAATGAGAAGAAAAATGGTGAAATGTATATTGCGCTCCCGCTCGTAGTATTTGATACAGCTAACGCCGTGTTTGATTTAGAAAACGAGAACGATAACGCAGAGGTAGGTAAAGCTATGGCACACGTTAAACAATCGTTTGTCAATTTCCCTGTTATAATAGTGAGCCACACTTCAAAAATATCAGGAATGACAGAGTCTGATTATTTATCTCCCCGAGGTGCTTCTGCTTGGACAGGTGATGCACAAGGCGTTTACACCGTTTTCAAAGACGGTGATTATGAAGAAGCGCCTCGTGTGCTTAAAGCAGTTAAAGTACGGTTTCCGACGGCGTTCCCTGAGTTGGCATTTGACTTAGTCAGCAATCAAGAAAAACATAAAGACGTGTTAGGTTACGATAAAGAAGTTTGGTTTAGCCATTCTGTTGCTCGTCCGTTGAAATCAGGAGAAAGACTACAATTAAAAGATGACCGTAAAGACCAAAAAGAACAAGAGACCTGGCTCAACGTTTGCGAAGATTTGGTCGACCTCGTACGTCGTGAACCTAGAATGAGCCGCACTCATTATGAACGTTTACCCGTGGCAAAAGGCGGTGTAAAAGCCAGCCAAGATCGTAAAGAACGTGCGATCAACAGTTTACTCGAAGACGGTTCACTTGAGCGAATCGAGTTAGAAAAACCGGTAGGTCGTGCGAACCATTATTTACAGGTTAACGAAGAAGTAGTACAATCAGTTCAACAAAATAAATATAAAGTCTGAAGGAGAATTTTATGAATATAACGCAGATATTTTCAGGGTTATCGCCATTTTTAAAAGACCGGTTTTGCAGTGAAGTGATTACGCTCGGATTGATTAACGAGCTAAACGAGCAACGTTTTCGTGCTAGATGCCGTCGGTTAATACGCCAGCACAACGGAGAAACAAGAAAGCTGTACAAAGCACTAAACAATTTAACAGGCGACAACCGAGCGTATTTTTTCGATATAGTGAGCGGAAATGATTGACAGTGTGAGAAACGCGTTGCGTAGCGGAAACAAGCAGGGTATGAAAATGAAAGAGCTGTCAGAATTGTTAGGACAAAAACAAGCTGTTATCAGCGAGATCATTTTTGAGTTAATTAAAGAAGGTTCGGTTATCAGGTCAGAGGTCACAATCGAAGGGGCATATTTGTACAGCTTAGTTAATTATGAGAACTGGGCAGAGAACCTTAAACCAGTTGAAAAACCCGTCGTAACTGCGCCTGTACCGGAACGATTACAACACTCAATTGACTACATGTTTAAATTTGAAAATCGTAAAACATTTGAAAATAAAATGCGAGACGTTGTTTATTCGTGTTCTATTTTAGAAACAGCAATCAGAGAGTTGTCTGAATTTATGAACACGTTGCAGAAAATAGAGGAATTAGAATGAAACGTTTGTTATTGTTAACACTTATGTCAACTGCACACGCAGATGAAGCAGTATGCCTTTCAAATATATTGTACGCGGAAGCACGCGGAGCTTCTATTGAAGGAACGATGATCGTAGGAGAATGCACTCTGACTCGGGCAGTGAAACAATCACGATCTGTTTGCGCGGTTACCGGCGTTAAACGGCGTTCTCCTCCGGCAGCATTAGCGACATATTACAACGCACTGTCAAAGACGTTGATAGCTAATCCTACCACTCGTCTTTCAAAAGGATGTGATAGTTGGAATCGCGGTACAATCCCGCACTTAAACGGCAAAGTCACACGGCATGCCGATGGTCAAGTATTTTACGTAATGAAATGAGAATAAAAATGAACAGAAAACAGATTGAAGATTTGATAGAGTATTTAACGATCAACGTCAATACTACGATAGCACACTCAATAGTAAAATGGTCAGAGCAAAACGCACCTGAACAGTATAGTGTTGATTGGGAGGATGTAACCGGAAACGCTGATTTTGTAGTGCATAAAATGGAAATGTATGATACTGAAGGCAAACTGGTACAATGTGTAAACCTTAAAACGCAGTACCGTCCCAAATCTACGCAACAAGGGAGTCCATTACAATGGAAGTTGAAGATATAATTTGCGCGTGGTTGTCGGTTGCCGTTTTTATGGGGACGGTGATATGGCTCACGTTAAGGTAGCGCCTGCGCCGTATGTTAAACCGTCTAAAAAACAATGCCTCCACCCGTGGTGGCAAACTTACCAAAGTAGAAAAATACGCATTTGCGGGGAATGCGGTGAAGAACGAAAAATTTCTGATTATTTAGAAGAAAATAAATGAACCAAACTGGAGAATAAAATGAATGTATTAGAAATGATGGAAAACGATGTTAATTCTGTTATCGGTTTAGCACTTAGGATTAACGGTTCTAAACCAATAATCGGGCAGTGTCAGGCAGTTAGCAAGAACGCATGGCATAACTTAATAGATGGTGAAATGTCAACTTGGTACTCATACAGTGTATCATTCGGTGGAGCTGGTTATTACACAGTAGATAAATTTACACAATTACTCTGAAAATAAAATGGAACATGAAAAAGTGCGTGAGTTGGCATTACTGATGTTTGATAGCGGGCATTTGACATTACCTGAGCATGAAACCCTCCTTGCAGAATGGTTTGAACAAAATCCGATTGAGCCTGCGGTTGTAGGACTTAGAACCAAAACCTTCGCAAGGTCGCAGCAATTTATGCCCGACTGGACTAATTGGGTTGACAAAGATGGTGCTTGTTTTTGGCATGAATAAACCCATCCCAAATAGATGTAATCACTAAAGCAACTGGAGAATAAAATGGAACATGAAACAGAAAACGTAGATAGCACAGAACTTATTCGTGAAATATACGAGCTTACCCATGAAGCGACGGTCAGTAACGACCCCGCAGTAAGATTGAAACTAGAAGAACTGTATAAAGAAGCAGAGCTCAGAGGAGTAATGTGATGGAAACCGTAATGGGTATGGCATTAAGATTAGGTATGCACTTGGGTGGTAAGAGTATATCTGCTGCTGAGTTAAGGGCAGCTAGACTATACGCAATAGCTAAATTCAATGAGGACAAACCAAAAAAACTAACCCCCGAGGAATTAAAAAGAAACCAGAAAAAATACCGCACAAACAATAGAGAAGCGATTATAGCGCAGCGGAAAGTGTATTACGAACAGAACGGTGATCAGCTACGCGCTGCGAAACGTGAAGCATACCGTCTATCAAAGGGGAACGGCGATCATATAAGGATTGCGAAACGTGCAGCGTACCACCTATCAAAGGAGGGTAACCGTGTTACTTGAACATGAGATGTTGACAGAAGTTGCGAGACATAAGTTGGGTACGACCTATCCAGAGCTGGCTGATTACTTTATGTTATCCGCGACACAAGTAAGGGAAGCCATGCTACCTCTAATAATAGACGGTAGAGTTATCAAAGGTGAATCTATAGGGGCAGAGGGCGTACTAATCACCATAACACAAAAAGGTAAAGATGCGTTGACTGCAGCGAAAGTCAAAGCAAAAGCTGCTATAATAGATAAAAAGTCACGTCCGTTGAAGGACGTAAATCCACCCAATGATGCAGTTACCCGACCCGTGCATTACACGGTAGGTAAAATTGAGTGTATCGACGCAATGCGTTCAATGTTGTCGGCGGATGAGTACATAGGTTTCCTACGAGGAAATATCTTCAAGTATCAATGGCGATACCGTATGAAGAATGGTTTAGAAGATCTGCGTAAAGCGCAGTGGTATTTAGATAGATTATTAGAGGCAAGTTAAATGAGCACAGGCAGTGACAACACTGACCATGCGACGTACCAAGAGATGCTAGTTAGAGACAAAGCTATCAACATCATACGGCGAAGGGCAGGTAGTTTAGATACAAGCAATCCTAAAGGGTTATGTCTGTCCTGTGGGAGACCTACAGGACAGGCAAAAAGGTGGTGCAACGCAGCGTGTAGAGATTCGACAGATGAAACCTAAAATAATGCGGGTTAAGGGGGTGTGGTGGTGTTGTTATGGAATGGAGTGCGTAGCAGGGAAGACACCCACGCTTGCCTACAACAGGTGGTTATCGTTAGTAGGGTACAGAAATGAAGATTCCTAGCTTCACATACAGTTCGATAAGCCGCTTTAAGACCTGCCCTAAGCAGTACGAAGCACATCAAGTCCTAAAGTATGTCCCCTTCGTGGGCACTACAGCTACTATATACGGTACGGACTTGCACGAAGCGGCGGAAAACTACATCAGTAAGGGTGATGAGTTGCCGGGAAGGTTTAGTTTTGTTAAGAACTACCTAGACATCTTAAAAAATATTCCCGGTGAGAAACTGTGTGAGTACAAGATGGGGATCGCCAAAACAGAGGACGGGTATGCCTACTGCGATTATGAATCCCCT